GAACCCGCCTCAAAGGCGCCCATTCCACCAGTTACCCCTGCCGTAAAGCCAGCAGTTACTCCACCAATCGCTCCAGCTTTTAAAGAGTCTTTAAGGTTCTGTCCAGCCAAAATGCTAGAACCGAAGCCACCAACAAAGCCACCGACAGCGGCCACGCCGGCTGCTGAAGTGACCCCTAAAAAGCTTGCCGCTGCGGGGCCTAAGAAAAAGCCCAAAGCGACAGTCGTAATAATCTTGCCTACAGAAGACTGAGCAAATCTTTTAACTTCTTTAGCCACACTCTTAAGGGCATTGCCAACTGCTTTGAATGGCGCAGTAACAGCTTTTTTAACCGACTTCCAAAACCCATATTCACGTAAACCCGTACGTGGGTTGATCGTGCCAACCCCGCCAAGTGCCTGCAAAATCCCCGCTTCACGAGGAGTAATGTGGGCCAACATAGTGTCCCCACTCCGTCCCATACCTTGCATAGCCGCTGCAATAGGGCGAAGGTTAGCAATGCCACCCATAGCAAAGGACTGTACGGGCTGCCCACCAGCTTCTGCCTCAATCTGATCCAGGGCTACTCGTAGGGCGCCAAAAAACATCGGGTCAAACTGCTCGGGCAGGAGGTCTTCTGGAAACTCGTCTGCCAACAGATCCTGGCGGATTGCGGCATAGTTTTGCGGATCACGCAAGATAACTTCGACAATTTGTTGCAAAGCATCAATAATCTCTTGGGGGAGACGTAGCCCTGATAGGGCTTGACGCAGTTGCCGCACTGCTGCCGGGTCAACCTGCTCGGCAGCCGTTAGGATCTCGGAGCTAAACTCCTTAGGAGATACCTGACTGCGCATTTGTTCAAAAGCAGCCGAAGCGGCTGGGTCAAACAATTGGGCCGGTGGCTGTGCTGTGGGTCCTTGCATGCCTCCCATGGGGAGCGCCATGATTCCTTGGTCTTCCATTTTTATCCTTTCCAGTTTGTGCCAATGGCCGCATGGGGCCGCGCGTCGGGAAAGGACGCGAAAGATTGGCTAATTATGACGTATTTCATCAGTTTCTGTCTATCTCTACGTAAGAGAGATAGAAATTAACGTTGGCCACTGTGGACGTAACGCGGATTTTATCCCCAGCCTCCATGTTTAAGGGCACCCCGTTTAAGGCATCATATTCACTACGGGGGGATATAACGTGTTGGTCCAAAAGGGTAATCGTAAGCGCCGAGGCTGAATCCACCTGAACGGCAGTGACTTCTGACCGACTAGAGTTGGTGTTTGTAATCCTCAAAGACCTACAAATGGCAGTCGTAGCGGCAGGCACCTCGTACAAAAGGGTGGTTACGTTTGCGCTAGGAATAAGTCTTGATCGTTCGTATTTATTGGCCATGGCTATACCGTTACGTTGACTGTGCCCACATTTCCAGTACCCGAAACCCCCGAAACCGAGAAGCTTAAACTGGGTATTACACTGACCGTGCCCACACGCCCAGTGCCCGAAACCCCCGAAACCGGGAAGCTTGAACTTGGCCCAATCTCACTGATACTGGAAACATATGTCACGGTTAAAATTAAAGAAGGAATAGAAGGGCAAAAGGCCGTGGCAGCCTCTGCCAACAGCACAAGCCCGGTATTACTAACTGCCCACATTAACTCAAAATAGTCCTCGCCATCCAAATCAAGCAAAAAGTTCCAAGCAGCCACGGCAGCGGCCGATGATCCTTGGACCGTGACCTTTGTAGCGGAGGCCCCGATGTTTTGACCGTTGACCCTGGGCCAAATAAAAGCGTTCGCCGCGCCGCCTGATGATTTTTTAAGTTGAGCGGAAAACTGAATATTATAGACGCCGGGTAAGTCCACGTACACACGAGAGGTGTTACTTGGGTCTCTGTATATCCCACTAGAAAGCTGTTCTATTTCTAAAGGAAGCGCATAGGCTGTGTCGGTGGCCGCCGCCGTTTGCGTCGTGCGATCTATAAAAGACGCATAGGGCAGAAAAAAGTTTTCTGTGCCATCCAAAACAGAACCAGGGCCCCCTGCTCCAAAAAACCCTAAAGCGCCAAGATTGTCGTTATCAACGGTCGAGGTGTAGGCACTGTTAAGTTGAAGAACGATTTGTTCTAACGAACGTACAAGCTGGTTAATTTGAGACGGGTCATATTGTGCTCCAGCATTTGGCAGACGAACGTTAAGAATTTTGCTCATCTTAGGCCGTCTGGTTGAATATCTACGCGCAAGGTTCCATACCGCCAATTTGTGTTAAGAGCATCACTTTCAATGCCCAAACTTATCTGGCGTCCTCTTGCCCTGGTATCCACCTTTTGCGTAGTCGGCGTAATGATATACGGGTCGAGCGAGGAGGGGCTTGCCGTGGCTTGAGGATATGATCGCAGCAACAAACGTACCGTGAGATCACCCACCTGATTTTTGAAATCTGGGATAAAGCGGCGCATATAGAGCATATTGTCACCGTCACCAATATCAAAGTAGCCAGACCGAATATATGCAGTAATAGGCGAACCATTTCCATTGACGCCATCCTCATGGTTGTACAGTAATGATCGACCGGCAGTTAAGCCGTAAATAGTACTTATCGTTGTTTCTGTTGATGAGGCATCAAAATCTGAAGCAATTGGCTTTGGATAAGTACCAATATCGGACCAAGCCGTTCTGGCCAAAGATCCTGTTGACCATACGTTTTCTAGATAGTTATAGCTGACAAATCGATTAATTACGTCTGAGTTGGCAGAACAATAGAACCAAGTTACTTCGTTAAACTGAGAGTTGACCCCGGCGGCAGTTTTATACCCTTGGGTTAAATTAATATCCTTAAAAACATAGTCCTGAACCGTGCAAGGCATTTTCTTAACCGTGCCGTCAAACATGTAAAATGCTTCCGTACCCATCCAAAAGGCTAGACCGTTGACGTCTACTGCTGCGTGGGCCCCAATACAACCACAGTTTGCCCCGAGTTGTTGGAAACCGAACGTATAGGGGGGCCCAATATATTGCATACCGTGTAAGGAAGTGTCGGTAAATATCAATATCTGCCCGCGAGACCGTACTGCAGAAAAGATAATGCTTCCGTCAGTTAGGCGTTGGCCGCCAGCCGTATTGGTTGCTGATTCAGCAAAATTGTTAATATCTTCTTGGTTTGAAAACCGAACGAACATCGGGTCTTGCGAACCCGGATTACCAATCGTGGTTTCCGTTCCAAAGCACACCAGGTGTCGGTCTGGGGTGGACACTAAAGCGTAAGTGCTTTCTGTAGGAGCTCCAGCTATTGCCGTAGCACGATTATTCGTAAGGCCTGCGCTTGTATCCCATAAATAAATAGGGCCCCCAGTAATTTGACAAACCACGTCTTCGCCAAAATTATCTAATTTCCAAGTTCCTGGAATTAATTTAAGACCCTGGCTTGTCCGTGGAGTGCCCCACGTAGAATCATTCCAAGGGCCCAATCCCCAGCCAAAATCAAAATAGCCAACAATACTTCCAGGGTTAACTTGATAGGCCCCTACCACAGAAGCTCCACCATTACCATTATCGCTGGAGTTAGCGGTAACTCCTACTTGAATAGTGTATGTGTTAGAGCTTAAAACCTGTTGAACTTCAAATTCTGCATTTAAAAAAGGAGCGGTGACATTTCCTCCTAAACTAGAGGCACCACTAAATGTTACAAAACTTCCTGCTGTTGTATCATGAGACGCATCGGTAACTGTAACAATATTGCTTCCATTTGAGGCGGCAAAAGTAACATCTCCCGCTGCTGTGGTAGCAGAAATAGGGGTTATGTCTGCCCAAGCGCCTCCCCTAAAAACGTAAAGTTTTCGGTTTGTTCCAACAATTAAGTGAGGAGATCCGTTTAAACTATTCCAAGTCAAAATGTCAGTTATAAGCCCAACAAGATAAGTTTCTGTTTGATTAAACGCAGTCCATCCGCCTAACTTTTCAGGCAGCCCATAACGAAATCGGATGTAGTCGCCGTCAATCCAGCCGCCCTCGGCGCCGTACTCGGTGTTCTGCTTGTCAATGCCAGGTTTTAGGGCTAAACGCAAATAGGCCATTTAGTCAGAGCCCCAAGTCTTTGCCCCCGCAGCCGGAAGCGTAGTGACCCATATAGAAACGTTTTGCAGCGGGGCCCAGGGCTCGCCACAGTTTGTGCATACGCCAGTAGATTCCTCAATGGCACTTACTGGGTCTTTGCAATGCGAACAAAGGATCTCGACCTCGTGCTTTGGCTCGATTCCAAGTTGCGTGTTTTTAGCTTCAAAAGTTGTTTTCATTAGGCCACCAATCCGGGTAGATACACCGTTTTACCATCTTTTTTGACGGCTGTTAAGCTTTGCTTTTTGAGGTTTTGCGGGTCGTAGCTGACGTGGACCCAGCCGCTGTCCGGGACCCCTTGCGTGTAGAATTCGAGGATGACTTGCGTGAAGTCGAGGTTTTCTGTGATCCACTTGGCGAGGTCCGCGTT